CAACTGATTTGTTATGCTATAATATCTCCAACCGATGTTTGAAGTGAAGTTTTTCTTTTCTATTATATAATTTAACCAAGTAGGATTCGTATTCCAACTTATTCCAGACCAAGTTTGATTTGAAGAATAATAAAGGTTAGTAACGCATGGATAAGAACTATTACAATCGTAACCATAGGAATTATTCAAAGTAGGTTGCTGATAGAGATTTAAAGTGGCAGTATCAAAGTAATTCAGATTATTCACAGGAAACTTATACCAACCATATCTTGAAGGGTTTATAGTCCAATTCGCTGTGGTGGAACTATAGCCGATTTGAATATCATCCACTAGAATTAATCCAGAGGTATCAGAATGCACAAAAAATGGTATATTGCAATATCCCTGAATGTTTGGGGTACAGGAAGAAAGATAAGTATTCATGTCTGAAGAAAAATCAAATGTCCTGTTTCTTGCCACATTAAATTCCCCAGTATAGTTCCAGTTTTTAACCCCATCATACCCTACATCAAGATAGGGGTTTGTTGCATTATAGGTGCTTGTATATATCTTATAAAATGGAAATGGGATGTGCCTATCGGACCATGTAGTATTCACTTCAAGGTTGGGTATAGTCAGATTTAATATAACTTGTCCTGTCCAATTTACGACCAAATATTGATTCTTCCTTATCACAGCACTTGTAGAGCAATTAAACCAGGCATTTGTTCCTTCAAAACTACATGTAGAAGAATAATAAGTTGTTCCTGCACAGGTAGTATCGCTGCATATTCTTATTCCCATAGTCGCAGGTAATAAATCTCCTGTATGCACAGTAAGATTGGTAATGAAAACATCGCTTTCATTGATGTATTTCATATAAGTAGCAGTATTGAATCCAAAATAATACCAATAGACGCCAGAACTGTCATTATACATAACACCACTTTTTCCCATATATCTACTCAAGTTTAAAGCCGCACTTGTTATGTTGGAAGTTTTTTTAACTATTACTCCAAATGTATTATTTTGATTTCCCATAAATCCAAGGGTAAGGTTGGATTGAGAATTATTATTAGTAGTAATCGTTCCAGAAGATATTACAGAAGTGTATCCCCCTGAGATTAAAGTATAATTATTGTTCCAATAGGAGTTGGGGTTATTAGAATCAGTGGTAGTGTCTTCGGTTGAATATCCTATATATTGAGGCATCTGGACTGATAGACTCATAGAAACTGGAGGAGCTGTATAAGTCTCTTCAGAAGTGACCGATGCCTGTGCATCGGGAAAAGTATAGTTCCTTACAAACATCCAATCAAAAGACTGAGCTGATACATCATATATCCTAATTTGTGAACCTGAAACATGACTATTTGTTTCAACCATTTTTGTTATGTTATGATAGACTGTATTTGTTATCGTTCCATTTCTTATTATTGTATAAGTATCCCATACTGGACCTGCAAGCGAGCCAATAAAAGCAATATATCCAGAATTACCAGTCCCATCTTTATCATAAATATTCATTCCATTTGTAGTAATAACTACATCATTAGCCCAAGCTGGGTCTCCAAATCCATGATACGCCCAGCTAGTTGGAGGAACATTATCATACCACATAGTCCTTCTTGAAACATTAGTGCCAAAATACTGGATAGATAATAATTCTGAACCACCAGCCATTACTAAATTTCCACCAGTTTCAGTTATAGTTCCGCTATAAATTTGCCATTTTGAAGTATTCAAAGAATTGTCATTGAAATCATCAAAGAATGGAAATGTAGCAACACCGTTTTGCGTTGAGGTAGTATCCCCAGAGCCATAATACATACTTATCGTAACATTCGGACTTGAAGGAAGATACGGGACATTTATCCATACATAAGCCCATTTGGAACTCACATTTGTTTCTATCCAATAATCAACTGAAGTAGTGTCATTTGTAAACCTCAAATCATTGAAATTAGAATTCATGCCAGAAGCATAGGTTATATTGATTGCTACAGGATAATTGATTCGTGCTGGGGCATTCATGCCGCTTATAGTTATATTGTTTCTCTTTGTGAATGTGGTATTCCACCAAGGATCTATCATTGTATCTCCGAAATCAATATTCCATTTGATATTTTGATACGGATTATTTTTATAACCCATTATTTTAAACTGATATTTAACACCTTTAGTCATATTGATTGGGAAATTAATCTCTTTCCACTTACCATAAGTAAACCTATAAATTTTATAGTCTTTGACTTCAGGAGAAAAAGATAATTTCTGGTTTGAAGTATTGAAGAATTTTAATGTGTAATAATTAGAAGTGATATTAAAGTAAGAAACGCATGGATTCTCTAAAGTTCCTAGACATTTAATGTCACCAGAAGTTGTAATACTTACTCCCTGTAAAGTTGATAAGTAAATTAAAATGCCTAATACAGTAGTTAAAGAAGTTCCCAATATGATTTTTTTTGTGACCAATTTTTATCCCCTATCTATTCCTTTTTGCAACACCATCGAGAATGATATTCTCCTTTCATTGTTCTTCATATAGACTTCATTCGTCCCTACTTCCGTCTCTTCATCATCGAACTGCAATGATACTATGTTAACATTCTCCGCTGTAGAAATTATATTATTCGGATGGTTAATTCCAGTGGGTCTGTTACTACCAAAGTCCCTATGAAAGAATGACATGGTTCCACCATCTTCTGCGAATGCAATCAATAGGTTTTTCTTATTAATAGCCGTAGCAGTAGTTGTTGGATTTACAGTAGAAAGATTTCCTGTATCATTGACTAACACACCAGTGACTATGAATGTCCATTTTGTAGCCTTTAAATCTATCAAAATAGTGCTGGGCGAATAATCATCCCAATCTTTTCTGCTTCTGTATCTTGGTATTTCTCCCTTGTATAATTTGTCCAATTTTTCAGTGACTTTAGTTAAAGCCGTGTCAAAATCAAGCTGAACATCTGTCCCATAAAAGCCGAATGAATTGCCTGTTGCTGACAATGTTTTTTTAAGATACCAAGTCGTCAATATCTCACCCTCGAAAGTTCAAAGGAGAATTTCTCAGCTATCTCCCTAGCTATTTGGTCGGTATTACTACCTATAGTAGAGGTATTGATTGTGATGTTTATTCCCCCTATAGAACCAATCCTATCCAAAGGAATGACAGCTTCAGGACCTCTTTCACCGATTAAGGCAGGTGTTGGTTTTGTTACCAATCCACCATGCTGTAAAAATGGCATAAGCGAAGGGGATATTATAGCACCCTTTGCAGCTTGTTTTCTTACCCATTCTTCTTTTGACATAAACCCACTGGGAGTCATTCCAGTAACATTTGCGACTGTATTCAACGCAGCAGCAGCTTCTCTTGCAGAAGCATTTACTTGGCGTAAATAAGAATCTATATCTCCCAGAGAATCTGTCATCATATCGGCAGAGCCTTTTGCTGCATCCATGTATGTCTTAAACAATTCCATCTCTTTAGTGGCAAGGTTGGTATTTGAACCTAAAGTATTGGTAGTATTGGCAGCATTTATTGCAGCAGTTTCATAACCTCCTATTGATTTTTCTGTGATGCCTATTTCCCTTTCTAGTTCTGCTATCTTTTTATTTGTAGCATCGAAAGCGGATGTCATATAATTTTTGAAATCCAAAGATTTTATTGTCGCAAGATGGAAGAAATTGGCAATAAGATTATAGGCATCAACTAACGGCTTATAAATCAAATATGCCAGAGCTATAAATGGTGCGGCTGCGTATTCCATCATCTTCAATCCTATTATTTGTATTCTCTTTGAAAGTAATTCCCAATAGACTGCCGCTTCCTGAGTATTTCCTTTTATGACCGCATTAACATATCTCCATGTATTTCTTGTCAGGTCTTTTATATCGTCTCCGAACATTATCCATATTAAAAGTGCAGCAGCGACAGCAAGAAGAAAAGGTCCTAACCATGCACTACTTAAAATTGGTGTTATAATTGTAAATCCTTCCATTGCGAGTTTTAATCCCTTTACTCCGAGTGCTATTCCAGCCAATCCACCTATTATAGTTCCTGCAATTCCGATTATACCTGCAATCGCATTTATGAAATTCTGCACTGGTTCAGGTAAAGCGTCCCAAGCATCCCACAACCACAATACTACATCCAGTAAAAACATACCGATAGGTAAGAATGCCATTCCCAAGAAAGTATTTAAGACATCAAATACCCCTGCCATTTCCAAAGAAGCACTCGTCAAACCTTTAAATACTCGTTGCAAAGCATATCCAAAGAACATGACAGATAGAAGTTCTGCTCTGAATCTTCTATATTTAACTGAAACTCCCTCCATGACTTTCCTATGCCCAACAAATTTAGTAGTAGTGGTTTTTATCTTGTCCCCCATTAATTGAATATTTTTTATAGTCCTCTCTGTAACTTTCTCTATATTTCCTTCTTTATCGGTCTTATATTTGACATTTATTATTATGTCTTGTTGAACCATTATCTTTTCCTCATGCTACTTTTCATTTTTCTTGCTTCCTCTTCCAGTTTATCCCTCAATTCTATTACCAATGGTATCGGGAGTTTCTTCCAATCCTCTAGTGGTATATATCCATAAGCCCTCATGAACTCATGGTATATGCCGATTAGATTTCCCTCCTCATCGGACTCAGACTTTAACTGGTTGAACAGTTCTAGCACTCGCATTCGCCTGAAGTTTCTTTATCTTTTCAAGTTTGTCCGCCTTGCCTACATTGAAATTCAAGTCAAGTATTATAGGTATAAGCTGTATGAAGTTTTTGGCACAAAATTCCTTGAGTTCTTCTTCTGGGTCTTCTGGATAGGATGTTTTCATCGTCTTCAAGACTATGTTTTTCATCCTTTCAATAGTCTCATTTGTCATTTTTTCCAATACATTAGATCCGCTTTCACCGAAATCTTTCCCGATGAGTATCAAATCATTCACATCTTCCCAACCCAAAGGCTTTAATTTCAATACTTCATTTGTGCCATCAGCATATTCTATCGTCACATCTTGAACCTGACCTAGATGTTTGCTAAATCTACCCACTTCTCTTCACCTCCAATTTATTGCCTGAAAGAAGTTTAATCTCTTTTACAGGCTTCTCTTCTAATTTTAATATCCTATTTTCATGGTCTTGTATCAATTCAAAAATACCCTGAAACTTGGAAACATCATCTAAAATAGATTTTAGCATTAGACCATAATCAGAACAGAATTCATTATCGGATATTTGTTTGAACAGCAAGAATGTATTAACAGGAATCCTTTTAATGAATAGATTAGCCCATTCAAATCCACAGTCGCACTTGAAGTATCCTTCGGTATTCTTCTCTACTAATGTTCCACATTTAAAGCATTTCTCAGATTTATGGAATACAATTATATTTTTTATCTCTTCTAAATTCTCCATCTGACAATCAACCTCTTCAATCTTTCCAAATTATCTCTTATCTCAATTCTTTTTTTCATCCCTTCAATAATCTTTCCATTATCATATATTTCACCATTTCTAGTAAAAATTATATGTCCCTTACTTAATTTTATTGATGGAAGAATTATTTCATAAAAATCTTTTTTAGAAACTTTACAATCTATGATAACTATATGTGAATGATGCCCCCGTATAGGTGTTAATTTATTTTTATAAAAATAGATTATTTTTGAGTTTTCATTTCTCCAATTATTTCCAAATTTATCTTCAGTTATTATTATAACTTCTTTATTGTATTCTATTCTCTCCATTTAATCACCCGAATATATTCTTATCCAAATGCCTATCTATGAACCCCCCACAATAGTTACAAATCATCCTAAACGGAGGCACTCTCATCTGGTGGACTTCATCCTGAGAAACTACTCGGTTTTCTCTGGGGCAGAACCCATATAATCCACCTCTTTCCCCATGCCTTATCTTACGCTGTGGAAATCTTTCTCTTGAAGTATTAATCAAACCTTACCATCTCTGAATGGATAATCTGGATAAACATTAGGGTAATTTTTAACGATTTCTTCCTCTTCTATAAATCCTGTTCCATTACAATATGGACAGACTCTTTTTAATTTCATATTATCTAGCTCGTAATATTTGATAGTTTATTCCAGCAGTCTGATAGATTCTCTTGCAGTTGAAACACTCAAGCAATCCTTCAGGCAATACCATCGTTTGTCCACCGCATCTCGGACAACTTCTTACTGGTATCTTTTGAGATGGCTGTGGATATGCTGGAACATTCCTAGGTTTTTTAGGTAAATCTTCACTTCCGATTTTTATACGCCTCTAATTATCTTTTGATAGTGTTATTATTTAATGGCATTTCCTTTTGTGCCAATAATATTCTTTTTCTGTGAATTCCTGATTACAGCATCTTATTTTATCTGAATCACTCACAGACACCTCTAAATCTATTCCTTCATTTTCTTCTTTTTTTCTTGGCATTTGACTACCTCCATTATTACAGTCATTATACCATCGTTTATCGATTGGCTAATGATTCTAAAATCGCAATTAAAATCATAATCGAACTTGTCTAAATTCATCTCTTTGAATTTACCTTTGCTGAAATACTGGAATGTATAATCTCCAAAGTATCTAACATGGGTGGGGTCGCTAAAGGCATGAGTTGAAGTATATAGTGGAACTATAGCATAGACTTTAGCACCATTCTTACAAACCCTATAAATATCCTCCATAAGTGGAATGAAGTTTCTTATGTGTTCAAAAATATGAGATGCGTAAACTCCTGTGACAGAATTTTCTGGAAGTTGCTCTGTCTGAGTTATTGGAAGTCCTTTCTCCAAATCACAAAGAATATCAGGCTTAACGCTTTCTCTTGAATCAATATTAATGAATCCTTCCATCTTTTTATTTCCACATCCTAGATTCAATTTAATCCCATCTCCAAACTGCTCTTCAAACTCTTTTTTATTAATGTCTTTCTTACACTCAATCAAATCTTCTATTCCTTTCATAGCCAAATCTCTTTTCTCTTTTTCGTTCAATTTACTCAAATCCCTTTCAGGCTGTTTTAATATCCGACTTAACTTCAATCTCTTCCACCTCGTTCAAGACTTTATTATCCCAAGGGCTGTTTAGATGTGGTATCTTAAAACTCAAGTCACACCACCATTGAAACCCCTTATCGTTACATTCATTCCAGAATTGAACATCATCACCGAGAGGATAATCGGGACAATGCCTCCAAGGTATCTTCTCGAATACTTTTCTACTTACTAATCCTATTCCTGCCCCATAGCATTTGATTAATCTTGGTTGCATCTCAAATATTTCCTCCCATGTATATAGATTAAGTCTGTCTAAAGTTGATTTAGTTCTTGTCCCATCAAATATCAATCCACCGCCCTTTGCTACAGATGGACAACTTATCTTACCTCTTCCATAATTGTATAACACACCTACTAAATCTTTCTCATGTGCTAACAATCTTTCTAAAATAGTAGTCGGTATTATCCAATCAGCATCCATGAAAAATATGTAATCGAACCCATCCTTTATGGCAATCTGCCTAATCATTTCCCTTCCATTGGCAGTCCTTTCATTTGGGTTCTCAAACCATTTTCCTTTTAAGATATGCTCACCGTATCTTTTTTTAAGGTATCTGAAGTTTTCCTGTCCTTTACTTAATTCTATTATTTTGAAGTCAAAGTTCGGATAAGTCAAATGTATTATCTGGTATATGCTTGAGTCCTGACAGTAATGATGTCTCTTGCTTGTTATCATCCCGACTAATACTTTTATGCACTCCATGTAAATGTGGTTCCGTCTTCTGGGAATCGTGTCGCATCGTATGTGCTTAATACTGATAATGCTGTAGTAGTCTCGGTTGATTCTTCGTGTATCTGTGCCGTTCCTTGTTTGTTGAAAGCTGCACCTTTGAAAGCAAATGTAAATTTCAGTATTCCATCTGTAAAACTTGGTTTCATGCTTGTCATATAGCAATTAGCTATGCTAAACCTATATGCTGCCTTGGCTGCTGTAGTTGTAGCTGAAGCTGTAGTTGGTGCTACTTCTGCCCATAGTATGCTTACTCTGAACAAATCCCTTCCTAGACTTGCATTCACTACTAATGGTTCAGTTGTGTCGTAAGTTGCTGCATTAGTCATGTGGAAGAACTGCGACAATCCTTTGTTACTTGCACTTGATATTCCAATCGGATAACCCTCGAATGTCAAAGTTGTTATATCTTGAGGAACTTTCTTGATTACTCTTCCTCCTATCAAAGTCGGTACTTGCTCTATGTCCTTGTCTCCCAGGTCTATATCAACCGTCTCAGTCATGGCTGCTAATTGTACTTCAGTCCCACTTAATGGTGTTATTGAGATTAAACAAGTCTCACTCCACGCACCTGCGTTAAAATCTGTCGTATTTTTCACCTCTTTTTATTTTAACTCTCTTCCCAGATTCATTTGAACCCTGATTCTTTCAGGGTCTTATTAACAATATTAACGCTAATAGGCTCTAAATTTGAAACAACATAATCTATTGAAGGCTGGATGAATTTTTGTTGTCTATAACCACCAGGCAATACTCTATGACCCCATGCAATCTGATGACTAAGAAAGTAATGTGCATTACCACTAAGTTTAGACCATGCCCAGTTCCAAACCATAGGAATTCTCCCAGGTGGAATGAAATGCCCTCTTTCAAATAAAAGACCATAGAAGTTCATGCGAATATTATAACCATCTCTAGTTTGGTATCCCTCTATTGATTTCTGAAGATTCCCCTGCCAGAATGGGGCGAGTGATTTCATCTGCTCTACTAATTGCTTATTGACTTCTTTTGCTATAATTTTACCCACTTCTTTCTTCATAAATCTCTCTAATGCAGGTGTTGCCTTATCATCAAATTTTATTTGAACTCCAATTACTGTCATCTTATCCTGTCCACAAGTATGTGAAAAATAGATTCATGTGCCAAATAGGTTTCATCTTTCCTTCGCCTTCTAATTGGACATGGTTTAAATTAGAACGGACTCTTCGACCATACCACCAGTAGCCAGAGCCTCTAGTAGTATCCTGATTATCGTTTAGAGCATTTATGACTGCATCAGTGAAAATCCTCACAAAACTTTCCCTTCTATCCATTATCTCTATATGAATAGTCAATTCTGTCGAAAATTTAGTCATTGTCAATCTTTTAGTATCAACTTCAGGAGTGTGAACCAATATTATAGGAAATGCCATATTTTTTAATTGTTCATAAGGAATACCATCGACTATCTTCATGGAAGATAAAGTAGTTGTTCCAGATTCTCCTTCAGGATAAGTTATAGACAAAGAAGCAGTATCGCTTCTCAGTATAGAAAGCACAGAACTCTGTAGAGTTTGAACTACATTTCCCATGTTAGTTGTTGTCATTTTACCCGACCTAAAGTCTATTTTTGTTATGGAAAACCATAACGGGGGTGTGATACCCAGCATTTCCGTAAGGTCATGCTGGGGAGTTTATAATAATTAAAGGTACAGTGTTATTATATAAACTTTAGAATGATTGATGAGATTAAAGCTACTGCCGATATTATTATTCCCCACTTGACCATGCTTTTGTTCCATTGGTCATTACACGCTTTTTTCCAATCCTCAAGCGATTGAATCCTATTGTCGTGACCAGTGGCACACATATTGATTTTATTCATGGTATCTTCTATGGAAGAAAGTTTATTTTTTATCCAAGTCAAATCGGTTTGTAATATAGCTACAGCAACATCTGTATTTTTCTTCATACAGGACCCCCTGTCAATAACCATTTCACTTTTTGGAATATTTGGTCGATTAATCTGCCTCTTTCAGCATCATAATGAAGTAGATTAGCCACCATGAGTAAAGCTAGTTCTTTTATGCTTTCAGTTGGTTTTGCATTCCCATAAGTATAAGAAACTTTTACTGCCTTGGGACCTGCCGCAACGAAGCTAGTTATCTCAGCATTCCTTCCTAAAATTATATGTCCATCAGGATAGACAAATACATAAGAAGTCGTGACAGAAGTAAAAGTCCCGTCTTGGTTATCGTCTATTGATAATGCTGATACAGAAATCAGATCTGTATTGTTTAACCAAAGTATATCAGTATCATCCCCATCATAATATTCATCAGTGACAGTCTGAACTCCTTTCCAAGTCCTTCCTGTAAGCTCGTCTATTCTTCCCGTTACTCTTTTAATCATATCGTAAACAGCAGTATCAGAAAATTCAGAAGTTCCTACGGCAGTAAATCTTCTAACATCGGCAATAGAAGTATAAAGTGCTATGCTTTCAATCAGACTATCCAAAGTCAAATCCTGATTTTTATAATCTCCAGATATTGTAAATACGACTTCATCTGAATAATTTCCATAACTAGCAAATAGGCTTACTTCATCGCCTATTTTATATCCAGATGTAAAATTAGCGGCATCGAATAAAAATTCCCCAGAAGAATTGCTTAATTGTGTTTGTGTTTCATTATTAGATACATTCTTGCAGATTATTAGGACATTCTCTAATATGGTAGTTCCATCAGAAGAATAAATCTTTCCTGAGATTGGAAAAGGATTAGAAGGCATTCAATAGCCTCCTACTTATATATTGCACTGGAATAGCATTGTCCAGCAGTCTCGCTTGAAAATACTCTTATAAAACCTTTGTCCATCTTGATTCCTAAATAACCAAATGCCATCTCGGCAGTAGAACTAGCGATGGAACTGATTCTGAAAATTAAATTATCATTCCTGTCATAATAATCGCAATATCTGGTAGTAGTATCTGAAGTTATGAAGGCAAAGGTTAGGTTGCAATCTCCTATATGGTCTTCGCCTGGATGAAGTACCATGTTTCCTATTGCGTATGCTCCTGCTACAGTCGAAACAGTATGCCTCTTGCTTAGACTTCTTATTGCACTTCCAGAACCATAAGTAGCAGTGACTTGTAATAAATCTCCGTTTGAATACCCAGAAGTAAGGTTTGCCAGATCTAAAATAAATTGACCAAGAGAATTTGTCTTCATTGAAATCTTCTCGCCAGTAGTAGTATTCAATGCGACTACAGTAGAATTATTGACTACATTAACGCCATCTACATCATATACAACCCCATCAACTGGGTAAGGAGTGTAAACCATTATTTATCACCGCACTTTATGAATTTTCCTCCTTCATAGATTGGATAAATACATCCTTTTGGATGCGGTTCTTTTGTATGTATTGTATAGATAGAATGATAGGTATCGTAATTTGCGTGTTTATGCTGTGTGACTTTTATTGAAATCTTTCCATATTTGTCCACACCAATCTTGATTCCAATTCCTCCACCGAAAGCAACTATCAATGTTATAAAGAATTCAATCGTACCATACCATGCAGGTTTGATACATTCCTCACATGGAACAGTCGTAGTTGTAGTATAGATTGTAGTCGTTGGACAAACCAGACAAGCATCACAACAACTATCGCAACTGTCGCAGATTTCGCAATCAGGACATGATTCGATTATAGTCGTTGTAGTTGATGTGGTAGTTGGTATATCTACATCGAACAAATCAAATATCATAAACAATTCTGGCTGACCAGAATAAGTTACAGTCTGGGAACATTTAGGGTCACTGCATCCCACAATATTTACTGTAAAAACATCACCATTAGCATACTTGTTTTGTGAATTAGCCCATTCTATTAGATATTCACCAGCAGAATTTGCTACACCATTCATTGATTCTGTTATTATTTGACTGCCTACAGTTCGCTGCATAGTGACTTTAATCATTAGTCCATCAGGATTTTCAGTGAATATCTTGCCATTTATAGGCAAAGGACTCGTTTGGGCAAATACACTACTTAAACCTAATAAAATCAATATCCACATTATCGGAAATATTATTTTTCTCATCAGTATATCGAACTCCTATTTATTGTTATATTTTTATCTGGCATGACCCAAATAGCATAACCCTCTTTCAAGACAATATCCTTTGGATTTGAACCGCCAGAACAGATTGAAAATCCTCTCTTGCAGGTTACAAGTTGTCCACTAGAGGCATTAAGCCAACTGATATAAGTTATATTATTAAGCGTGACAGGACAGGTTGCAGCCCTATAAATGCTCCAGAAATATGTTGCGTTTGTAGCATTTAGAGAACAGGTATAAAGCGTAGTGTTCATCGTGACATTATTGAACAATCCCATCTGATTCCATGAATTGCCTCTTTGAGTAGTATTGACATATAATGTTATATTTTCAGCAGATGTTCCAATAGCGGGTGTGTAATCTGGCTGTATAAACCACTTGTCTGCATTTGAATACATATAAAATGCAGTTCCAAGGGAAAGAATAATCTGACTGTTTACAGTCGGGGTTGATGCTGAATAAGTCGTGAAATTTCCATAAGTCTGATTCCAGACAGAGATTATAGTCGCATATTCAAAATTATTGAGTATAAATTCAGTGACATTCTGAGATGAACTTGCCGTTCTATTTGCTCCTCTGTAAGTTATAAGATTCCATTTGCTTCCGTATATCTTTGTCATTACCCCTGTGAAGTTTGTAGATGTCACACCAGAACGACTTGCGGTATCATTTCCAAACCCTTCTAAAATGAATTCACCTTCAGCCCTTACATTTGATAAGGCAGTATCATTCGGGTCGAATAAAAGAGTACAATTTGCCCTAGAATCCAATCCCGATGTTGGGTTGGTCAAACCTCCAGTCAAGAAGGCATAAGTGGATGTGCTTGGATATTGGTAATATCTCAATCCACAGGTTGCATAATTATTATCCGTATAATTGAATGTCCAGTTCCATATACCAGTCGATGCTGTGGTGAAATTCATTCCATTGGCATTTTTTTGGAAACTTATAAGGGGGTTTATTGTATCATATTTGAAAAGTACAAAACCTGTGGTGTTCCATGTAGTATTATACCAACTAGCATTGGAGGTAGTATAATTAAAACAATAGAATGTCATATTAACCCAACTTCCATAACCATTATCAGTAAAATTATTAGTTAAGATTGAAGAATTAGCCCAAGTTTTATTATTTGAAGAACCTGGATTCAAATTGATTGTAGAAAAGGTAGTTCCATTTATAAGATATTTACAAGTAGTAGAGTTTATATCTGTGCTGATATTGATTAATGGTGGCGATGAATAAGAATTCCCACTAACAGGAGAAACGACAGTGATTGTTGGGTTAAGTAAAACTGCAAAAACATAAGTAGCGATTGACAATGCTACAAAGATAAATGTAAATAGGAATAAAAGTTTTTTAGGAATCTTTAAAATCATAATAAAGTAATTCGATAGTGTTATTATATAAACTTTTCCAGAATTTCTTCCTTTTTCTTCTTGTCTATGCCACCGACACTGAATTTTCCTGCCTTTATGTCGGATATAATATCCTCTATGGAATCATACTCTTCTGCTATTTCGTCTATAACTTTGCTTCCCAAACCCTTTATTTTTCTTAATTCATCTTTTACTTTTTTTTTTAAAGCAGGTTTCAATACAAATTTCCCGACTTCTGTTATCTTTTTGTCTAATATTTCACTGCCTTTCTTTTCTTCGCCGACTTTGACAAATCCATGAGCCAATGCCCTAAAAGCGTGTTCTTCTGGAACATCCACTATTGCATTCGGCTCTGCTGTTATCCACATTGGTCCTTCGGGGTATGGTATGCAAATATTTGCGAGTTTATCTGTTGCATTTTTGAATTGCATACTTTCACCTAGTATCCAAATATAACGAAGTCCACATAGTCATTCTGTGTGGCAGTTATTGTTACAGTTCTACTAGACCATGATGCTTTTATCGTATTGTTTGTTGTTTCATTACTTACAATTACTGCTAATATCGTTCCAAATTTTGAAACATAAGTTCCTGTAGTTGCTGCTGTGACTTGTCCCCTGACTACTTCCATTCCAAATACTCCAGTTATAACTTTTTGCGAACCAGCCGTAGCTGTAAATGTCATGTTTTTTCCTCCATTCTATATTCTAAATAAATTAAGGGAATAAAAAAATAAACCCTAAACAACCACTGCTATGCCATGAATCGTGCCTGTTCCTGCCGAGAATGTAACTACATTCGTAGTTATAGCTGTTACAGGGTCATCTGCACCATCTGATCCTACTGTGGTACTGGTTGTTGCCGCAGCGTATAAAACCTGCGTGTAATCGCTGAATGTCACATAATCAGTTGCACTTGCTTTAGTTCCTGTAAAGTAAATCAATTTCATCCCGATACCAGGCGTTATTTCAGTTATAGTTTCCGCAATATCTGCTGCCATTTATTTCACCTCTAAGCTAAGGAGTAATATCTATAACACCATGCTTGTTTAACAATTATCATGGTGAAATACTCCTTTATCATAAACTTATATGTATCTGCTGTCTTTGCCAATTCCTCGAATGTCGTATCCTGCAATACCCTTAGCTGAATATTTCCTTGCTTCTTTACTGTCAAAATCAACAGTTCTCTTGCTGTTGCAGTAGTAGGCATGAACAAGTCTGGAATTATTGGAACTCCTTCAAATACGATAGTTTCAATACCAAAACTTATGTTTCCCGTAGGTGCTGGGTATCTCAGTAAATCTTGTATCAAAGACTTAATATCATCCAAAGTTTTATAATCGGTTACAATCAAGTCTGGTTCTCCCTTAGCTTCTCTGATGGTTCTTATACCATCCCTCAAGTTAGGCAAACTTATTTTAGCTGTACCACTTCCACTTGCTGTATTTGTAGATATTCCATGTATCAATCCTGTGAATGCGTTAGCATCTGTGTATGTACCTCCATAGTCTCCTGCTGTCGGGTATCCGTTGATTATCGTGTTTTCTTCCAACTCCTTTAGACTTCTGTATTGACCTTCTGTTTCATATCTAAGTGCTTCCTGCCATACTTTTGAAGCGACCATCAAAGGTCCACTCAATTCTCCAACCGCATAACAGAATTTTATTGGAGCTGCATATCTCGTATAAGTTGATTCGTTACTCGCTAATGCTCCTGTTTCTGCTCTCCACTTTGCTGTGGATAGTGCTGTTCTTACAACATAGTCTGCAAACAATCCGTTGTTGGTAACCCTTGGCAATAATCCACTTGCTAATGGTGTGCTTCTGAAAGTCACATCATAGAGTGTAGAATCGACAACTGTTGGTACCAATACTGGAATGCTTCCAGATGTGGATGTATAGTTTGTTCCTGTGGCAAATAGATTGCTTGTAGTAGTCAAAGACTTTATCTGGTCTTTCATCTCTTGTCTTCTGTCTATTGATTTCCTCTCGTCAAATATACCTGCCAATCTATCCAGATAGATAGTATGATTTGGCATATTTCCGAATGTCG